TTGGCTAATTGGCTATTTTTGTTGTTTACTTTATAAGGAAAATAGGTGATAATAGTACCATAATGAAAAACACCACTGCACCTGTCACCGAAGAGCGGAACGTAATTCGAGTTGAACGCCACTTCGGCGGAAAACATCGGACCACTTACTACTCCGATGGCACCACCTGTAACGTCTACGAAGATGGTTACAAGAGCTCGAACGACTATGTCGTCAAAAACCTTTCGCCAGTAACTGAAATCAAAAACAAAATGAAAACCACGAAAACCAAAACCGCCGTTAAGGCTCCTAAAGTCAAGACCAGTGCCAAAAAGCCTGTTGCCAAGCTCGAACTCATTCCCTCTGTGGAGACTGGAGTCTCCACCGTAGCCAAACCTGCTCGTGGTGATGTCGCCTCAGCTGTGGAGAACTTCCTAAAGAATCCTCCAGACAAGGCTCTCACGCTCACTCAGGTATATGAGACCATTGGCTTTGCTCATCGTCAGGTATATCTGATGGTTCGCACTCATGGTATCCCTGCAGGCAAGACCGACAAGTCCGGCAAGGGCCGCAAGGAGACACTGTTTACCTTCAAACAATAAACTGTATAAGCCCTTTATCTTAAACAAGTAAGCTAAAGGGCTATTTTCTTTATTTACTTTATAAAGAAAATAGGTGATAATAGTACCATGATGAAAAACCTACTGGTCTATCTTATTCTGTCAGCGGCTACTGTTTCCGCTGCGACCAAAACTGAAATCGTTGCGGCAACTCTGATTGCCGAAGCCGGTGGTGAAAGTGATCCCCGTGCCATGATTGCAGTCAAGGAGGTTATTTCAAATCGTGCCGCCAAGCGTAAGATTGCAGAAGATAAAGTTTGCTTACAGAGGCTTCAGTTTTCTTGTTGGAACAATGTAAGCCAAGAATCGGTTGTTGCAAAGGCCAAGCGCCACAGTAAATGGAATAAAGCCCTTGCTCTTGCTTCAAGCCCTTCACGCACAAACTATACCCTAGGTTCTGATCATTATCATACACTCAAGGTAAACCCCAAGTGGAATCGTAGTTTGAACAAAACTGTTACAATACAGAATCATATCTTCTACAAATGATCTTAGAAAATAAAGTCAGGAACCAAGTCAGGAACCAAGTCTGGAATCAAGTCGCGAAACAAATCAGGAACCAGGTCACGAACCAAGTCTGGAACCAAGTTATGAACCAAGTCTTGGACCCAGTCTTGGACCAAGTCGGGGATCAAGTCGCGAACCAACTCCGCAATGATCTTAGAAAATAAAGTCGAGGGCCAAGTCTTGGACCAAGTCTTGGATCAAGTCTGGAACCAAGTCGAGGGCCAAGTCTGGAACCAAGTCAGGGGACAAGTCAGGGAACAAGTCAGAGACCAAGTCAGGGAACAAGTCAGGGATCAAATCTGGGACCAAGTCTGGAACCAACTCCACAATGACCTTACAAAATAAAGTCTGGAACCAAGTCGGGGATCAAGTCTCGAACCAAGTCGGGAACCAAGTCTGGAACCAAGTCGCGAAACAAGTCAGGGAACAAGTCAGAGACCAAGTCAGGAACCAAGTCTGGAACCAAGTCTGGAACCAAGTCTGGGTCCAAATCCAAAATGACCTCACAAAACTTTAGTGTTTACAACCTACCAATTTCTGTTAAATTAACTATATGTCAAAATCATCCACATTTCGTAATAACCGTGTTGCCGCATTTGATTCCAAATACACGGGAGAAGAACCCACTTGGGATTTGCAGGAATCAATGACCGATGAGGAATTCAATAAGCAATACAATCGCATCTTTGGATTCTATGGGTATTATCTTTCAGCCAAAGATATTAAACCCGACATCATTAAGTTTATGAAGGCCTCTGGAAAGTATTCCACAGAGCAAATCAGTACGTTCTCAAAGTTTCCAGATTGGGCAACTTCGGGTACCACAGGCAAACTATGCCGCAGCCTCAACCGTGGCATTGATGCCGACCGTGTAAAGCGGTTAAACACCACAGATATCCTTGAATTGGCTCATACGGATATCGCTCGTGCAATTGGCCTCAAGGATACCTTTAACACCAACAAAGAGGAAGATACGGAAAGGAAACCAGTAAACATTCAAGAACGACTAGAGAGCAAAGTAATGTCGACTCTGGTAGATAATTTTGATTCAATGCTTGAACTGTGGATGAAGGGAGAAGATAAAGTATCATCTCTGAACATTTCGGTTCTGATGAACAACCACAATGTTCCTGCAATGGGGCTTAAATTCCTATTGCCCAAAATTGAAAAACTCTTAAAGGAACTTCAGGATGCAAAGGCTGGACTCTATGAAGAAGTGGTTCAGGGTTATGCATACCTGACTAAAAAGGGTCTCAATTACCGTATTGAAGCCTGTGAGGATATGTTGAATCAGATTGTGAAGGTGACTCATTCCAAAAAGGCCGAGAGGAAACCACGAGTCAAGAAAGCCAAGTCTGCCGAGAAGCAGGTATCACGGTTGAAGTTTATGCAGGCATCTGCCGAGTATTCAATCAAGTCTGTATCGCCAATGAGCATACCTGGTTCACATCGTGTCTTTGTTTTCAATACAAAGAACAGAGTTCTCACCTGCTTTGAATCCGCATCTGAAGCAGGACTAGAGGTAAAGGGTTCTGCAATCAAGAACTTTACCGAAACAGCTTCATACAATCTCCGACTGAGGAAACCCAATGATGTATTGCCCGACATTCTATCCAAGACCTCTAAACAGGTTGATAAGGCCATCGATGCAATTAAATCTAAAAAGTCTGTTCCCAATGGTCGTATCAATGACAAGACCATCATACTCCGAATCTTTACTCACAAATAATGCAAACTCTTATTCATAATATCCCCTGTTCCATTGTTTTGGGTGGAGCGGTTTACATGGCTTGTAATGGCATCCCTGGATGGGGATGGTTTCTATTTGCCGCACCGTTTTTAATCCTACATGTTCACTCAAATGCTCGCTCAAATTCCAATAGCAATAAATAAAGCTGACTTCCTCACTCGTGTGGAGTTGCTTGTTCGCAACGACAAACTTCGGTATTCTGAGGCAATATGCCAGATATGCCATGAATTAAGTCTTGATACAGAGGACGTTGTTCTTCTTATCTCTGATACGTTGAAGGAACGACTAAGGCTGGATGCAATACGCAATAAGGGTATTACGGGTTCCAAGAACTCAGACCTTACCACATATCTTTAATGCTGAATCAATTTAAATCTGTCAGGACGTCTCCCTTTGATTCATATCGGCTTTACATGGCCATCAAGCTTCACTTCTCTGGAAGCTATGATGCCATAAAGTATCAGTTCAAGACCTCTGCAGCCAAATCATCCACCTTTGAGGCTCACAAGAATCGGTTCTTCTTTGAACGTGTGGCACGTAGGTATCCCACACAGGATCAAACCATTGCATACTATGTCTGGAATGTGATCGAGGGTAATGACTGGATTGGTTCCATGAAGGAAACACCAGTAGAACAGAAACGTGCATATCTTGAATCGTATTCATATAACATTAAATCTGAGATTGAAGCAATGAAGAGCAAGGGATCATTTGATTCTCTTCTGTTTCCATACAATGGTCTTCAGCCAAAGATATTTGATCTCGTAGATGATGGCTCAATTTCTCTTGAAACAGTAACCGTAATAAATACAATTGTCAATTTTCTTGATTCATGTAACTCCGAGTCTATTGAAGATGCACTGGGAATGTTTGAATCAAAGAAACGGATGATAATTAAATATCAGCCTTTTCTGAAAGATATTATTGATTATACAAAAATACGTTCTATACTCATTTCGGGATTTACATCACCAACACAATAGGATAATATCTTATAGTTGGTGGTAATACAACAACACACAACACAATACAACAACATATGTCATTCGAAAAACTAAAGGCTAATTCTGCCTCTTCTATATCGAAGCTTGTCCATGCAGCGGAGAAGCTTACTGAAAACAAATCGTTCGGAGATGATCGTCTCTGGGCTCCAACAGTGGACAAAGCTGGTAACGGTTATGCCGTTATTCGTTTCCTTCCGGCACCTGCTGGTGAGGATCTTCCATGGGTGCGCTTCTGGGATCATGGTTTCAAGGGACCTACCGGTAAGTGGTATATTGAGACCTCTCTCACTTCCATTGGTCAACAGGATCCAGTATCCGAGCTGAATGCAAAACTCTGGAACTCTGGCCTTGAATCAGATAAGGAAATTGCACGTGTTCGTAAGCGTCGTCTCCATTACGTTTCAAACATTCTGATTGTTTCTGATCCTTCCAATCCTGCCAATGAAGGCAAAGTCATGCTCTTCAAGTTCGGTAAGAAAATCTTTGACAAGATTATGGATGTCATGCAGCCTCAGTTTCAGGATGAGGCTCCAATCAATGTGTTCGACTTCTGGGCAGGTGGTAACTTCAAGCTCAAGATCCGTCAGGTTGAGGGATACCGCAACTACGACAAATCCGAGTTTGATAAGGCTTCGCCTCTCTTTGGTGGTGTCGACGAGCGACTCAAGCCCATCTATGATTCTCTGTATCCTCTGAAGGACTTTATTGATCCTAAGAACTACAAGAGTTATGGCGAGCTCCAGAAGAAACTCTATGATGTTCTGGGCAATGAGGCTTATCCCGATAAGGCTGCACAGATTGCCACTGAGGAATCCGCTCCGGCTCCTTCGGGTCGAACTGCTTCTCGTTCCAATGAGCCCGATGAGGTAAAGGCTCCTTCACTCCGTTCTACTGTTCCTCCTGAGGAAGAGGAAGGTGAGTTAAGTTACTTTGCCAAGTTGGCACGTTCCTAATTAAAACCAACCCCACTGTAACAGGTGGGGTTTTTAGTTACC